AGAAGATGGAAAGCCATTTAGGGTATTATACATAGACCCCGAACAGGGTAGTATTGATAGTTATTTAGAAAACTATGAAAATGAAGGTTATGATTTAAGAAATATATTCATTATTTATACTCAATCAATTTCAGAAGCTAAAAGTTTTATTAGACGAGCAAAAGATAATGAGGAATTTTATGAATTTGACGATGAAGGAAATGAAACTGATACCGTATATCTTGATGCTGATGGTAATCCATTCAAAGCAGATGCAGTTGTAGTAGATGGAATTAGTTTGCTTTATGTTGCTAAACAACAGAGTATGTTAAATTTCAGCAAAAAGAGAGCAACCGTAAGAGCAAAGAAAAACGATTTAATTGGTATGGAAAAGGAAGTTGCTGTTGATGGTGCTGGTATAGAAATAAAAGACTATCAAACATTAAAGTTTGAAGGACAGGATTTAATTCTTGATCTACTTGCTTGTGGTAAGCATTTTGCTGTAACTTGCCGTGAAGAAGATGAAAAGGAATCTTATAAAGATAAAAATGGCGAGATTAAATCAATGGCAACTGGTAGAAAGCAACCAAGTGGATTTAAAGATGTCCGTTATAATGTCAAAACAGTTCTTCGCACATTTAAAGATGATGATGGTATTATTAAAGCAATAGTTGAAAACAAAGATAGAACTTTAGTTCATAAACAAGATGAAATTTTGGTTGAACCAACACTTTTGGATTGGCAAATAGTAATTGATAAAAATAAAGGGAAGAAAGATTTTACAATTGCCAATAATCTTAATAAATCCGTTGATTTAGAAATGAAAGCAATCGAAAAAGAAAATGCTAAATTTAGTGATGAAATGGATAATGAAGGTGCAAAAGCAAACGCTGAACTAAAAACAGTTGAAGATTATCATAATGCTATTAAAGATGTTATAACTAAATTATCAGCAAAAGATAAGTCATTAAAGCAAGAGAAAATAGCAGAGATTGGACTACCAAAAGCTTTTCAGAAGCTAAAAGATATTGAAGAATTGAAGAAATATCTAAATGCTGTTAGTAATTAAATAGAAGGATAAAATAAATAGAAGGGAGGTTTAACAACTTCCCTTCTTGTATAAAAGTAGGTGATAATTTTAAATGACTATATGTATCACTCGTAAATGTGGGTATTGTAAAGAATATATAGATTTAGACGTTGATAATTTTGTTTATGTAAAAGATAAATATTATCATTTTGATTGTGCTGTTGAAGAAAAATTAAATATGAAAAGAAATAAATTATCAGAAGAACAAATTATTAATAATTTTCTTGAAATACAAAAACAAAATGAAAGAATAATTGAATATAAAAAAGAAAAAGATAGACTGTTTAGATGGTTACAAAATACATATAATACCGTAGTTCTCCCAAAATATTTTTACATGAAAATGGATGAAATTTTTACTGGTACATATAAAGGTTTGTCTAAAGGAATACCCCCTGAAGATTTATTAGATATGTGGAAACGTAAATTAAGTGAACTAGAAAGGATTAATAATCAAAATGCAAGAAAAGGTAAATCTTTAATCGGAGTTGCCATAATAAATTATGATTTAGCTGTGTTACTTGGTAAATATGATAGTTATTTAAAATGGAAAGAAGACCAAAAACTATTAGAAAATGATAAGCAAAATATAATTAACGAAGCAAACAAACCTAAGATAAATTACGATTTAATTAATAAATCAATTCAAAATAATCAAGATTTAGATACAAATATAAATGATTTATTGGATGAGGTATTTTAATGACAGAAGTGCTTGAAGAAAAAGAACCTAGAAATATTCAAAATGAAATTCTTTTAGTGGGAAGTTTTTATAAAAGTCCTGATTTATATGTGTCCTGGGGACAATACATAAGAAGCAAATATGATTTTGATGATGAAGCAACAAAATTTTATTATGATTGTTTTGAATTAATATATAAAACATTTGCTCAATCTATTGATGAAAATAAAGTAAATACTTTTATGAGTCAAGATAAAGATAGGTTAAAAACTTACAAATCCTTTGGTTCATATAAAACTATTACACAATGGATAACTCTTGCAGACATTGATGATTTCAAAAACTATTTTAATATTGTTAAAAAATATTCTTTAGTAAGAGAATATCAAAGAAGTGGTTATCCTGTTCAAAAAATCATGCAACATAAAAAATTTAATGAATTTTCAGCACAAGATATATATAAAATGATTCGTGCAAAGGCAGATAAGATTAATACGGTTATATTAGCAAATGAAGAAAGTATTATCTTAAATGAAAATATTGATCAAACTATTAATGGTTTTATAATCAAACCTCAAATGGGACTTCAGATCCCTTGGGAACAAACAAATGAAATGTTTAGGGGATGTAGACTAGGGAAGGTAGTCTTTAGTGGTTATCTATCAAATGAAGGTAAAACCCGTAACCTTATGAAACTAATTGCTTATATAACTTTGGTTAAAAATGAAAAGTTTTTATTACTTAGTAATGAAATGGATGAGGAAGATTTACGAAGTGCTTTAATAACTACAGTGGTAAACAATAAAGAATTTAAAGAACTACATGGGATTAATATTGTTAAACCTGAAAAAGAAATAGTATTGGGGCAATACAAAGATGATAATGGTAAGTATATTACCAGAATATGTGATGAAAATGATAATTTTATAGAAAGTGAAGATGATTATATTAAACGGATACAAAAAAATTCTACTGAATATAGAAATATCATGGAAATTGGGAAATGGATTGACAGCAAGAGAGATAAACAAATATTTTTCAAAGATGTTGGAATGGATTATTCAGATAAAGAATTAGAGTTTCAATATAGAAAACACAATATAATTTACGGAGTAAAATATGCAGGATATGATACACTTAAAGGATTTCAAACTGATGATTGGATGAGTATTAAGCAAACAGGAACTAAATTAAAGGAATTAATGAAAGATTTAAAAATGTTTCTATGGGCAGTTTTCCAATTAACTGATGATACTATTTTCACAGATATATTTCAATTAAGTAGTAATAATATTGCTAATGCAAAACAAATGAAACATATAGCTGATATGTTAATAATCGGAAAAAGAATTCCTAGAGAAGATTACAATAAATATCAATATATATCAAATGATCCATGTTGGGGTGAACCTATCACTTGTGATCTTAATTTATCGAAAAAATATATGGCATGGAAAGTGGATAAGAATCGTGGAGGGAGCAAAGATGTGATACCTTTGCTTGAAATGGATCTCGATCTTAATACGTGGTATGAGTGCGGTTATTTAATAAGAAAAACATAGAATGGATGGTTTTTAAAAAATGAAAGATTTAGTAGGTTATAAATTTGGTAGATTAACTGTTATTAAAAAAGTTGGTAAGGATAAAAATTCTAAATATTTATGGGAATGTATATGTGATTGTGGAAATAAAGAACCAATTATTGTTATAGGACAAAATTTAAAAAATGGGAATACAAAATCATGTGGATGTTTACAGAAGGAAACAATAAGTAAATTAAATAAAAAATACAATAAATATGAATTAATTAATAATCAATATTATATAGGTTATATAAATAATGAAAAATCTTTTATATTAGATAAAGAAAATTATAATCTGGTATCTAAATATAATTGGTTAAAAAACAAATCGGGATATATAAGAACTAATATTAATAATAAAGAAATATTTTTACATAGGTTGGTTTTGGGTGTTTGTGATATTAAAAATAAAGATATTATAGTTGATCATATTAATCATAAATTATATGATTGTAGAAAAATAAATTTACGTATTGTAGATGGTCATAAAAGTCAAATGAATAGAGGTCTTGCATCAAATAATACAAGTGGTGTTACAGGAGTAGGTTGGGACTCTAGAAATAACCAATGGAGAGCAAGAATAAATGTAGAATATAAGGAAATATTATTAGGTTATTTTGATAATTTTGAAGATGCAGTAGAAGCAAGAAAAGAAGCAGAAGTTAAATATCAAAAGGAATATAGTTATGATAATAGTATTCAATCATTAATATCTAATGAAATAATACTATAGGAAGTGAATATTTTTGGATGTTAAACAACTTAAAGAATATATATATGAAAATAATCATATAGAAACTATACTTCAAGAATTGGGAATGCACAAAATTAAATGGCATGATAATCATAGATATATTACTTGTGCATTCCCTGATGGTGATAATCCTCATGGATGTATTATTTATAATTCAGAATTTTTCAATATAGAATCAATTACAAGAGATGTTAAAAATAAAGCAGGTTACAAACCAGATATATTATCTCTTGTTGAATTTATAAAACAAGAACAATTTTTTGAATGTTTAAAATGGGTTTGCCAAATTATAGGAATTGATTATTACTATTCATTTGATGATGATATTCCTGAAAGTTTAAAAATTACAAAACTAATTTATGAAATGCAACAAGGAGAATATAATCAAGAAGAAAGACCTTTAAAACCAATTTCTGAAAAAATACTTTCTTACTACAAATCGTATATAAATGATATGTTTGCAAATGATTTTATATCATACGAAACTCAAAAAGAATTTGAAATAGGATATGATGATCAGATAAATAGAATTACCATTCCTATACGTTCAGAAATAGGAGATTTATGTGGTGTTAAGGGAAGATTATTTAAAGAAATCATAGATGAATGTGAACAAAAATATTTGTATATAGAACCTTGCGCTAGATCAAAAATTCTTTATGGACTACATAAAACTTATAGTTTTATAAAAAAAGAAAATAAATGTTATGTTGGGGAATCAGAGAAGTTTGTTCTTCAATTATGGTCTATGGGGTATTATAATTCTGTTGGAATAGGTGGAAAAAAAATATCTTCTCAACAAATAGAAAAATTAACACGATTAGGTGTAGATTTAATTTTTTGTTTTGACAAGGATGTAACTAAAAAAGAGATAGAAACAATATCAGATAGGTTTGTTGACGGTGTGAATATTTATTATTTATTTGATGATCAGAATGTTTTAGATGAAAAAGAATCCCCCTCTGACAATAAAGAAAAATTTGAGTATTTGTTAAACAATTGTTTATACAAAATAAAATAGAAATATAAAAAGGAGTAATAAATGAACTATAAATTAACAGATAATAGTCTTAATGATATATATAATCCTAAAGAAACAGTTCTTAGAAATAGGGGTATAGAAGATGTTAATACATATTTAAATTTAGATGATAGTGTACTTATTCATTATAGTGAATTAGATAATATTCGTGAAGCTGTAGAATGTTTATTAAAACATTTAGAGAATGATAGTGAAGTGCATATTTTAGTTGATCCAGATACGGATGGGCAAACTTCAGCCTCAGAAATGTATAGATATTTAAAATTAATTAAACCAAATATTAAACTAACCTATTCTATACATACCACTAAACAACATGGATTGTCTTATGATATTAAAATACCTGAAGAAACCAATCTATTAATTATTCCTGATGCTGGAAGTAATGAGATAGAAAAATGCAAACAATTAAAAGAAAAAGGTATTGATATTATAATTTTAGATCATCATGAAATAAATAATGATTTGAAATTAGTAGGTGATGGTATGATTATAAATTATAATCCTTATGCTATTGTAGTGAATCCACAAAACTGTAATTATTCAAACAAAGCAATTTCGGGTTGTGCTGTAGTATATAAATTTCTTCAAGCAATTGATGAAGAAACCTGGAATGATTATGCTGATAATTTTCTTGATTTAGTTGCACTTGGATTAATTGGCGATTCAATGAATATTAAAGAACTAGAAACAAAACGACTTATAGATAAAGGGTTAGCAAAAATTAGGAGTAAACTATTTAAAGCACTTATTGATAAACAATCATATTCAATGAATAATATTTTAAGTATAAGCAATGTACAATGGTATATTGTACCTCTGATAAATGGTTTAATACGTGCAGGAGATTATGATGAGAAAGATTTGTTATTTAGAGCATTCATTGAAACTGATGAAATGTTTAAATACAAACCTAGAAGAAAATCAAAAGATGATCCTGAACCAGAAGAAATTGATGAAGATATATATACTAGAGTGGCAAGATTATGTGGTAATGCTAGGCAAAGACAAAATAATTCAAAAAATAAAGATGTAGAAAAAATACTTAGTTATATAGAAGAAAAAGGTCATCATAATAATAAAATAGTAATTGTTAATGTTACTGATAAATTAAATGAAAGTCTTACTGGGCTTGTTGCTATGAATATAGCAAGTAAATACCATAAACCTTGTTTATTATTAAGAAAAGTTAAAAATAAACCTGATTATTATGGTGGAAGTGCTAGAAATATTAATAGATCACCTATTAAAAACCTAAAAGATTTTTTGGAAGAAACAAGTTTATTTGAATATTGTCAAGGACATCAAGGGGCTTTTGGTATAGAAATACATAAAGATAATATTTCTAAGGTGATTGACCTAACTAATGAACAACTAAAAGATATTGATTTCACAGAATATTATGAAGTTGATTTTATTATTGAAGCAGATGATTTAGATATTAGTTTCATTAAAGCAATGAACGAATTAAAAGATTTGTATGGTCAGGGAATTAGTGAATCTTTGGTTTATATTAAAAATATAAATATAAATAAAAAAGACATTAATTTAATGGGTAAAAATAGTGATACCATTAAGTTTACTTATAATGATGAAATTGTTTTTATAAAGTTTAAAGCAAATGAAAATGATGAAATTATTAAATGGTTAAACGATTGGGAAAATGATGATGATTTTATTGTTATTGATGTAATTGGTAAAGCAGGATTAAATTCATTCAATGGAATTTTAACTCCTCAGATAATGATGGAAAATTACGAAATAGAAAGGGTATAGGTAGGTATGAGTTATACTTCATTACATAATCACTCGATGTATAGCGTCCTTGACGGTTATGCTACACCAAAAGAATATTTAGAACGTGCTAAAGAAATAGGACTAAACGGTTTTGGTATTAGTGAACATGGGAATCAATATAGTTGGGTGTATTTTGATGAACTTAAAAAACATTATCCTGAAGTTAAAATGATTTATGGAGTAGAATTATACGAATGTTTTGATATAAATATTCAAGATAAAAATAGCAAATATTTTCATTTACTTGCTATTTGTAAAAATGAACGTGGAAGAATTGCTCTTAATGAAATTGTAACTAAATCAAATCTTGAAGGTTTTTATTATAAACCAAGAGTAGATTTGGAAATGCTAAAACCTTATGCGAATGATTTAATTATCAGTTCTGCGTGTTTAGCGTCTAAATTATCAAGAGAATCAGATTATCAGAAATGTATTGAATATGTTAAAGAGTATAAATCAATATTCCCTTATTTTTATTTAGAAATACAATCGCATTCGTCATTAGATCAGCAAAATTTTAATCAAAAAATAATACAATTATCTAAAGATACCAATACTCCTTTTATAATAACTACCGATAGTCACGCAGCTTCAAAAGAAGATTTATATTATCAAGCAAGACACGTTCAAATTGCTCATGACGATGAAACATTAACCGAATCTTATGAAGGTTGTTATCTTCAAACAGAACAAGAAATACATGAAATTATGGATAATCAAATAGGTAAAGAAAATGTAAATATAGGTTTAGAAAATACTAATAAAATAGCAGATATGATTGATATAGTAAATATGCCATTTCAAGAACCTCAATTACCCACATTTCCTTTACCAGAAGGATTTAATGATAATCATGAATATTTAGTTAAACTAACAACTGAAGGTTGGATAAAAAGAAATTATAATAGTTTATCAAATGAAGATATAAATATAAGAAAAGACAGATTAGAGTATGAATTAAATATAATTAAGCAAATGAACTATGATGGTTATTTTCTTATAGTATGGGATTTTATTAATTGGGCAAAAGAGAATGGTGTTTTTGTCGGGCCTGGAAGGGG